GTGACAGACAGTGAAGCATTAAGTAAAGCTATAGAAAATTCAGGATTGAAACTTACATTTATAGCTAATAAATTAGAATTAAGTAGAGAGGGATTTTACAAAAAGCTTAATAATCAAACAGAATTTAAAGCAAGTGAAATCGTTAAACTTCAAGATATTCTTAATTTATCAAATAAGGAAAGGGATAAAATTTTTTTTACAAACAAAGTTGAATAAAAATCAACCACAAAGAGGAGAAACAAATGGATTTAACAGAATTGTTAAACAAAACGCTTGAATTATTGAATGTAAAAAACGCAAATGAAATAACCGAAAAATTATTTGATGTTGTTAAAGATAACAGAAACGACATATACGAAAAATTTTCGGAATTAGTTTCCAATGATTTATCAAAAGACTGGCTTCAACAAATATATCAATATTATTTGGCAGACAGAAAAGAAAAAAAGCAGGATTATACACCAGTTTCATTGGCAAGGTTAACAGGAATGCTTGCAGGAGAAAGTGAACAAGTAATTGATATGTGTGCAGGAAGTTGGGCTTTGACAATTCAAATGTGGAATCTAAATCATAATGCCAAATTTGAATTATATGAATTAGATGAAAATGTTATTCCATTTCTGTTATTCAATATGGCAGTTAGAAACATTGAATGTATTGTGTATCACGCAGACATATTAAGCGAGGAAATTTTTAACACATTCAAGATAAGAAAAGGAATAAGATTTGGGAAATTGGAGGTAGTAAATGAAAGCGTTGATATCGAATCCACCATTTAATTTAAAATGGGAAAGTCCACCATTTGCACAAATTCAACCAAGATTTGCAGAGTTTGACGTGCCACCAGATAGTAATGCAAATTTCGCATTTGTTTTGTCGGGTGTGCAAAAAGCAGATAAATGTGTGTTTATTCTTCCACAATCAGTTTTACAGTCAAAAGAAGAAAAGGAAATACGCAAACAGCTAATCTGTAAAAATTACGTTGAAGCAGTTATAGTGTGCCCCGACAGTATGTTTGAAGCTACAGGAGTTGGAACGTGTATTTTGGTATTAAACAAGCACAAGGCAACAGCAACAGTTGAATTTATTGACTTAAAAGAAAAATATCAAATAGAAGAGCGTGAGCAAAGAGGACAGTATGGTGGCAAGGCTCATACAAATAGAGTTTATAAAAAGCAATACAAGGTTTTTTCAGAGGAGACAATAATTGAAGCTTTACAGTGGATATCTGAGAGAGCGAGCATTCCGGGATATTGTAAAAGTGTACCAATTAAAGAAATAGAAGAAAATGAGTATACCTTATTGGCTGGACATTACATAGAGATTGTTTATGAAGAAAATGTTCATAGGAGTTATGAAGAAATAACAAAAGACATTAACAGAATAGTCAAAGAAAAGAATGCGTGCAAATTGACAATAAATGAAAGTTTGGCTAAATCAATGGGATTTGATGTTGCTTTATATAAAAAAGATGCTGAAGACAACAAGGAATTTAATGAAATATTGAAAAAATTAGGAGCAGAACCAATCATTAAACACAATTATTTTGCTACATCAAAAAATAAAAATGAAATAAAGTTTGAAAATGCAAGTAAGGAAATTTTGTCTAGCGTTTTAATAATGATATTAAATAGTTGGAAGCAACACATCTACTATTTAAATCAAGAAGAAAATCGGTATTTGTCAGAATTAAGAGATGCGTTATTACCAGATTTAATGAGTGGAAAAATAAATTTGTGAAGAAATAATTAGCCGAAAAACGTTGACAAACCTCGTGCTTTACAGCACAAGGAAAACCTCGAAAAAAGAAGTATCATTATGGTATCAAAACGAAAGGAGAGCAGAGATGATACAGACAACAATTAGGATTCCAACAGAGCTACACGTAAAGCTTAAGGAATTGGCGAAGAAAAGAGGTTTGACAGTTAATGCGTTAATTATTCAGGCTTTATGGAAATTATAGGAGGTGTGAATATGGGGGAAAGAATGACAGTAAAGGAAGCTGCAGCATTATTAGAATGCTCTCAGGAAACAATAAGGCTGGGATTGATTGCAAATGTGTATAAATTTGGTTATGCGGTTAAGACTTCATCAAAATATACATACGTCATTATGAGGAATAAATTTTATGAAGAAACCGGCATAGAAAGGGGTGATTGAATTGGTGGACATAATCAAAAACAATTAGGAAATAACAGGAGGATAAAAAGAAACAATGGAAACAAACAAAAGACTTGAAGTACAAGAAGTAAAAAGAAAAGAGCCTGAATGTACTGCAATACGTTCAAGCTCATACAAAAACAAACCACTTAAAGATTACCACATTATCGCTGAAAAGTACAGAGTACTTAACGGATTCAAGAACGTGGTAATAGGAGTAATAACAGGAGCAGTGATGTTAGTCAATGGCTGGATTGAGGTAGACAGCAAGGCAGGGCAGTTACTTGTGGCTCTGGGAATGGTGATACTGGTAACATTGTTGATGCACTGTACAGATGAAATTCTTAATGAACAGGTTGATTAGAAATGGTTACAAGAAAGAAATTTGCAAGTAAACCTGAATGGCTTCTTGCAAGAAAGGGAAAGATAGGTGGTTCTGATGCAGCAGCAGTGTTGGGACTTAATCCCTACAAGAACAATGTGGAGTTTTGGAATGAAATGGTTGGAATAACCAAGCCAAGAGACATATCAAATGAACCGTATGTAATATATGGAAGCAGGGCAGAGGAACACATAAGAGCAATATTTGCATTGGACCACCCGGAATACAAGGTTGAATACTTTGGTGATAATATGCTTTTCAATGACAAGTATCCGTTTGCTCACGCATCACTTGATGGAGAACTGACAGAACTTGAAACCGGGAGAAAGGGCATATTTGAATGCAAGACCAGTGAGCTTTTTGGTTCAATGCACAAGGAAAAATGGGATGGTGAACACATCCCGGACAATTATTACATACAGGTGCTTCATTACCTGATGGTGACGGAATATGAGTTTGTCGAACTCAGGGCACAGATAAAGAGTGTGTGGAATAAGAGCATAAGACTAATCACAAAGGATTATCACATTGAAAGGGCAGATGTTGAGGAAGACATTGAAATAATAAAAAGGTCAGAAAGGGAGTTCATGGAGCTTGTGAAAAAAAGAAAAAAGCCGGCTCTCATTCTGCCGGAAATTTAAAACAGGAGGAATACCAAAAAGATGGAATTAAAAATTTACAATCCAACAATGGATAATGCACTAAAGCACATTGATTGGAACTTTGAGGAATTAAAAAAGGAAGTTACTGAAAAGGCAAACGTGTACAAGTCATTGGTGTACACGGATGAAAACATAAAGGAAGCAAAGGCTGACAGGGCAACACTTAATAAGTTCAGCAAGGCATTGAATGACGGAAAGAAAGATGTCAAGAAGATGATGCTTGAACCATACAGTGTGTTTGAAGGCCAGGTAAAGGAACTGATTGCAATTGTAGATGAGGCAAATGCCAACATTGACAGTCAGGTAAAGGCTTATGACCAGAAGAAAAGGGAAGAGAAGCTTATAAAGGTTGAGGAGATATATGACAGGACCTTTGCAAGTGCCGAAGAGTTGAAGGAGATACTCACATTCAAACGTGTTTTCAAGGAAAGTTATCTGAATGTGACAACAACATTAAAGTCAATAACCAATGAAATGGAGCATATGAGAGACAGTGTAATACACGACTTGGAAGTCATTAATGCTGAAACCGGTGAATATCAGTTTGAAATGAAACAGAAATACATTGAAACCCTCAACATTACAGAAGCATTGATGGTTAAACAGACATACGAGGAAAATGCAAGAAGAAAAGCCGAGTATGAGGCAAGAAGAAAGGCAGAACTTGAGGAAAGACAGGCAAGAGAAAAGGCAGAAGCCGAAAAACTTGCAGAGGCAGGAAAGAAGGAACCGGAGCAGAAGCAGGAAAGTGTTTCACAGACTGTTGAGGAAGAGGCACAGGAAGAAAGAACAGAAGAAAATCAGGAAGAGAAGACACACACAATAGTAATCAGGGTGTGTGGAACAGGAAACCAGCTCAATGCATTGGGTGAGTTCCTTACGAAAAACAACATTAAATATGAGCAGATACAGTAGGAGGAAATGAAATGGCAGTATCAAACAGTTTGGCAAAAAGACAAGAAACAAGTTTTACGGCATATTTGAAAAATGATGCGGTAAAGAATCAGATTAATGAGGTTGTTGGTGGAAAGAACGGAAAGAGATTCATCAGTTCAATAGTAAGTGCGGTTGGAAACAATCCAACATTACAGGAATGTCAAAATTCATCAATAGTAAGTGCAGCATTGCTTGGAGAGAGTCTTAATCTATCTCCAAGTCCACAGCTTGGACAGTATTACATGGTTCCGTTCAAGGATAACAAAACAGGAACAAAGGTGGCACAGTTCCAGCTTGGATACAAGGGCTACATTCAGCTGGCAATCAGATCAGGACAGTACAAGAAGTTAAATGTGCTGGCAATTAAGAAAGGTGAGTTAATCAGATTCGATCCACTTAATGAAGACATAGAAGTAAATCTCATTTCAGATGAAAATGAGAGAGAAAAGGCAGAAACAATTGGCTATTATGCAATGTTTGAGTATGTCAATGGATTCAGGAAGGCAATGTACTGGTCAAAGGAAAAGATGAAGGCTCACGCAGTGAAGTATTCACAGGGATATGCATCAGACTTGAAGAAGGGAACGAAGTGGACCTTCTGGAGCAAGGACTTTGACGGAATGGCATACAAGACAATGTTGAGACAAATCATAAGCAAGTGGGGAATAATGAGCATTGACCTACAGACAGCACTTGACAGTGACATGACAGTAATTAATGAGGATGGAACACATACATATGTGGAAACAACACCTGTTGAGCAGTCAGAAGATGAAACTTATGAGGAAGTAGTGGAGCAGACAGCAGAACAGACAGTTGAGGAAACAGAGAGTGTTCCAGAAGAAAAGAAAAACAATGAGGAACCGGCTGAAAACAAGGTTCAGACAGAATCAAAGCCATTCTTCAATTATTAAAAAACAGACAGTCATAAATCAAAATATATATCACAAAATTGTAAGGCCTGTCACCTGAATGGTGGCAGGCAGAAAGGAGACGTGACAATGAACATTTCAGATTACATCCCTTTCGGAAAGTACAATGCGATTTCAAGAAAAAAGCTAGAGAAGGTGACAGGATTGTCAGACAGAGACATAAGGGAAGAAATTGCAATGGCCAGAAGAAACACGGTAATACTTAATCTGTCCAACGGACAAGGGTATTTTCAACCAATAGAGGGCGAGGAAGATGAACTTGTCATTAAGTATTACAAACAGGAAAGCAGCAGATTAAAGAGAATAGGTTGGTCGTTGCTGGCAACAAGGAAAAGAGTAAGGGAGATACAGAATGGCAGTTAATGCAAGGCAGAAGGGGGCAAGGTTTGAAAGACAACTTGCCGGGCATCTAAGGGAATACGGATACAGAACCAGAAGAGGCCAGCAGTATTGTGGGGCAAATGGTGATGCAGACGTTGTGGGACTTCCGGGAATACATATAGAAGCAAAACATCAGGAAAAAATGCACTTGTATGACTGGATGGAGCAGGCAAGAAGAGATTCAAGGCAGGATGAACTTCCGGCAGTGTTTCACAAGAAAAACAATGCAGACATCCTGGTGACAATGACACTTGATGATTGGATGCAGATATATAGGGAATATGAAGCAGGAAACTACATTAAGATGGGAGAAACAAATGGGAAGACCTATAAAGGCAGGACTTAGTTATTTCCCGAAAGATGTTGATTATTATGAGGACTTTAAAATAATGGATCTGATGAATGAATATGGTCCATTGGGTCAAACCATTTACGACATAGTCATTTCGATGGTTTACCGAGAGGGTTACTTTCTTGAGTTTAAAAACTTTGAACAGCTCAAGAAGAACCTTCCGGTTAAAATCATCAAGACAATCGGTAACAGATGGGTTAACAAAAAAGACTTTGTGTTACAAGTTATTCTCTCTTGTGCGGACATAGGTCTGTTTGATCATGACCTCCTGATGCAAGGAGTTATAACCTCTGTTGGAATTCAGCGACGCTACGATACAGTGACTGTTAGGAACAAAGTCCAGAAAACAAGGTACAGGTTGATTGATGAAAAAGGTCAACCCTTATTAAATGAACCATTAAAACCGATAAATGTAACAGAAACAAGTGTAAATGTAACAGAAACCAACATAAATGATGCGGAAATACAACAAAAGAAAATAAAAGAAAACAAAAGTAAAGAAAATATAAAGTATTTTTCCAACGAAAACCTTAATGACGTGTTTAGGCAATTTCTGGAACTTAGGGAACAAAAGGGAAGACAGATTGTTGGCTATCAGATACAGACATTGATTGAGAGACTTGAACAGGTGGCAGACACGGACGAGGAGAAAATACAGGCAGTCAAGAATGCCATAGCAGGTGATTGGAGTAATTTTTATCCTGTAAAGAAAGAGCAACAAAACAAGAAGACATTTAATGACCAAAGGCAATATGACTATCAGGCATTGGAAAGACGACTTATTGAAAACAGAGACAAGAGGAGGAAACAACAAAATGAAAGTTAAGGACATAGAAGTTCGCTTAGAGGAATTGGACAGAATGGAATCGCAGATTTTATTTTCAGTTTCAATCTTATCAGCAGATGATCACGTAAGATTGGCAAGAATCAAGGAAGAGAGAGCAGAGCTTAAGGCGAAGCTGGAGGAATTGAATGAGAAAAAAGACAAGTAAGGAATTTGGCTGCATTTTAACACACGAACAGGAAGAGTTCATAAATGACGGAAGACCAAGAGGCAATGCACTAAAGATTTTTAGGGCAAAAGCTTATGGCAATGGAGGAAATAAGGATGGCAAGAATGTCAAAAGAGGAACAGGCAAGACGTGAGGGTATGGCATATGCCCTGAGGTTTGCAAGAGAAAAGGGATTGGATGCCTTGGAAGCAGACCTGAAAATGAGAAATGCCATTGACCTACCTTTAAGGGTATCAAAGGCAGACTTAGACAAATTCAGTGACAATGTTAAGTACAATACAGTACTGTATGTAAAAATCCTAATGGCTGTAACAATGCATGATGAATTTGGTTTTGGTAACAAAAGAATAAAGCAGATGTTTGAGAGATTCGACAACAAGGCTGAATGCATTGCAGAGGATTACAGCACATGGGAAGAGCAGATAAGCATAATTGCAGAAGAATGTGGAATAGACATGGACAGCGAAAGAAGAGACTTAAGAACAGTAATTAAATAAAAAAATCGAAAGGAGAAGAGTTGTGCGCACATAAAAGAATTCTTACTCCGATTGAAGAAATGAAAAAAAAATTAAAATGTGAAATTTACAGAGACAATATGCAAAATTACAAGAAATACGCAATACCACCAGCACAGCTAATAATTGCTGATGTTCCGTATAATGTTGGAAATAACTTTTATGGTAGTAATCCAATGTGGTACAAAGGCGGAGATAACAAAAACGGCGAAAGCAAATATGCTGGGAAGTCAGCGTTTAATTCTGATTTTAATTTTAATTTGTATGAATATTTCCATTTTTGTTCAAAGATGTTGAAGAAAGACGATAAAAAGCAAGTTAACAGAGGAAGAAGCAGTAACAGCCCTTGTATGATTGTATTTTGCAGCTTTGAACAAATGCCAATACTGATAGACGCAGCAAAGAAGCACGGATTCAGCCACTACATACCGTTGGTATTCATCAAAAATTACAGCCCACAAGTACTAAAAGCAAATATGCGAGTAGTTGGAGCGACAGAATATGCATTAGTGCTGTATAGAGATAAATTGCCCAAATTCAGAAATGGAGTTCAGATGGACGAAAACGGAAAGACAATCAGAGGAACAGGTCGTATGATATTCAACTGGTTTAAATGGGAAAGAGACGGAAAGGAAATTCCAAAAATACACCCAGCGCAAAAGCCTGTAACTGTATTGAAGCAATTAATAGAAATCTTTACAGATGAGGGCGATGTTGTTATCGACCCTTGCTGTGGTAGTGGATCTACACTAAGAGCTGCAAGAGAGCTAAAAAGGTCAGCGTTTGGATTCGAGATAGACAAGAATTTCTATACAAGAGCTAAGAACGAAATGCTTGTTTTTGAAGATGATAATCAGATGAATATATTTGATTTAATTTAGAACTAAAGGACAAAAATGTTAAGAAATGTTGAGGAGTGAGAGAATGTTAAATATAGAGAAATTTGAAGATGAATTGATTAATATGGGAGTAATCAACCCCAAAATAATGATAGGCTTTAGCAAAGATGGAAAATTGCTTAATTGTAGATTCGCTAAATGCAGTGATTGTAAAGAAATACTTATGGCACAACTCAATATTTCAAAGGAAGAGTATTACAAAGAAAGCTGCAGAAAAAACATATTAAAATGGTTGCTTTCAGAATACAAAGAGCCAGAGATTGATTGGAGCAAGGTCAAGGTTGATACACCGATATTAGTTAGTGAAGATGCAAAAGGATGGAACAAAAGACATTTTGCTGGATTTAAAAACGGAAAAGTCTATGCTTGGCATGACGGTTTAACTTCTTGGTCGGCTATAGGAGGATGTGAGCGAAGTTGGAAATATGCAAAACTAGCAGAAAGTGAGGAAAAGTAATGGAAGATATTAAAACAATTCAAATGCACATTACGGAATTAAAACTGAGAAACCAGTTAAAATCAGGTGATTTGGAAGTAGCATTAACAAGAGCAATGTCAGCACTTGAAAAGCAGATAAAAATTTCAAGAACAGTTATTGAAGGAGAATATTTTTGTCCAAGGTGCAAATGTTTAATGTTTCATTCAGGCTACTGTAAAAATTGCGGACAAAATACATATTAGATTGGAGTGATTTATAAATGTTGCACATATTAATTCCTATATTTGTAGGAATAGGGATTGCAACCATGTTTCTTCATATAGTTGAAATTTTAATTTTTCTATTTTCTAAAATAAAAAAGCGAATGAAATATGAACTCAAGATTAAATTTCTTTGCAAGCATACATATAAGATTGATTCAATTTGTGGAGATGGAGAAGTTGAAGTGACGTGTTGCAAATGTGGTAAGAAAAAGTTTATACGATTTAGCTCTAAATCTCTTACAGAGTTTCGAATAGGAGGGAAGAAATGCGATTAATAGATGCAGATAAATTAATGGGAGAATTACATGAATCATTGAAAGGTGATTGTGATTTAAGAAAAGATTATGAATTTATGGGCATAGATGAGTTCATTGAAAATCAGCCAACAGCCTATAACGTGGATAAGGTTTTAGAACAATTGGAATATAGCAGAGTGCCTAATACAGGTATTGCAGGTTATCACAAAGTAGTCGAAATAGTGAAAGGCGGTGGAATAGATGCTTGATAGTACAACAGTAAATAGATTTAACTATAACATTAATGCAGTAAGCGGGACTTTAAGAAAGTCACACCCTAAAAGCAAGATAACCATAAGAGGGTTGTTAGACAAGCCATATATTTTTAATGATGAAAAACCTAGATTATTCCAATATGATAATACAGAAATCGTAGTTCTTCAAGTGATGCTTATTGGAGATAACAAGGCAATTGTAGAATATGTTAACAAAAATGATTTTGAAAAGGAGAACGAATAGAATGACAAGTTACGAATTTGAAAAGGCTGCAAAGAATGCAGTGATTAAAGTATTAAACGAAAATATTAACATTAGCGAATTAGACCTAGTGTGGTTTGCGCACGAATTAGGCTATAAGAAGTGTACTATTTGGGGACAGCCAATGGGTGACAGATACGCAGAAGTTACATACAACAGAGACAAGGATGAAATGTATGTTGATATTTATAAAAAGATTAGTAATACAAAAATTCAAAGAGAAGAATTTGATATGGAAGCGTGGTGATTAGGATGTCTATAATTAACACATTGGCAATAGTCCTAGTAATTGGAGCAGTGTTCGTCTTGTGGGCGATATGTAAGTTGCAGGATAAGGATTAGAAACAAAGGTACATTGATAATTGAATACTGGTAGTTGGTTTGATATAATTTTTCTATCACAACAGAGAAGGGAGAAATAAAATGATAGGAAAGAGTTTTTCAGGAATAGACGAATGTTATGTTTGTGGAAAAATTTTAAAATGGACTAAAGTAGCTGATACAGGAAGAGGAAGTATTGTTGTATACGAAGTTCCCGATGTGAGAGCTAATGCTTTTGCTATTGGAAAAAATGATGATGGCAGTATAAAATTCGAGGTAGAATGTACTTGCCCGAATTGTAGAACTATAAATCGTTTTATAAAGTCTATAAGTATTTAGAGTATATAGAGATTTTTAAAGACCAACTACCAATATTCGGTGGTTGGTTTTTTTTATGCAGAAAAATAGAGAAAGGATTGAGAGTTTGGAAGAAATGACAGCAAAGGAATACTTGAATCAGGTTAGAAATCTTGAATCTAAGATGAAAATTCTAAAAGAAGAGATAGATACCCTAAGGGAAATGGTGGTGAGTACTGGAGCAATCCAACAGGGCGAGAGAGTACTGTCTTCAGGAACACAGGATAAGATGGCAGAAACAATATGCAAGATTAATGAAAAGGAATGTGAGTGGAATGATTTGATGCGTGAATTTGCTTTAGCCAGAGCAAACGTAATAATCAACATACAGAAGTTAAACAATCCTGAATACGAGCAGATTTTGTACAAGAGATACTGCCAGAGCAAGAAGTGGGAAGAGATAGCACTGGAAATGAATTATACATACCAGTGGGTATGCAAATTACACGGCAGAGCTCTATTAGAACTTGATAAAGTATTAAACAATTGATAGAAGTTTATATTAATCAGTGATAAAATGATAGAGTAAAAAGTAAAACAGAAAAGGAAATTTTTTGTTATCTTTTGTTTATCTGAATGAAATTCCTCTAAAAGTATTTATGGTAAAACGTCTTAAGGCAGTCGAAAGGCTGTCTTTTTTCGTGGGAAAATAGGAGGTGAGTTAGTAGGATTATGGAAATAAATTATTTGAATTTGCAAAAGGCAGCATTCGAGGGAGTGGGAGCTTATGATATTCCATTGTTAAGTCCTGAAACATTCACTGATTGTGAATTAATAGGATTTAATCAGGCAAAAACCTGTAAAGAACGTGGAAATAAGGCGGTGCATTTCTTTTTATATGATTACCAGTTTGAAAGAATTTGGAACAGACCTGATGCATACGTCGATATGCTAAAACAGTTTAAATGTATATTCAGCCCAGACTTTAGTGTGTATTGCGATTATCCAAGAGCATTGCAAATATATAATCATTATAGAAAGCATTGGATAGGTGCATATATGCAGATTAATGGAATCAGTGTAATACCGACAATCGGATGGAGTAATGAAGACAGTTTTGAGTGGTGTTTTGATGGAGAACCAAAAGGTTCAGCGGTTGCAGTTTCAAGTGTTGGAACACAGAAAAATAAGCAGGCAAAGGAATTATTTATGAATGGGTACAAAGAAATGTTGGAGAGATTAGAACCAACGCAAATATTATTTTATGGAAAAGTACCAAGTGAAATAAAAGACGATAGAGTTATTAATATGAGTGCTTTTCAGGAAAGGTTTAGAAAAAAGTAATGGGCGGACGTGGAGCAAGTAGCGGACTAACAAAGAAATCTTCAAAAAGTAATAGAGACATGATGAGTGAGTTCAGAAATGCTGGAACAATTGTAGTTGATAAAGAAGTCAAGAACTTAAATAGTGTACTTGTTGACAAAACATTAAAAGGGGTTCGTGACACTTTGAATGAATTTGGATTACCTTTGTCAGTAGTGACAGGTATAGGATTATCATTGTCTAATGACGCTGAGGCAAGTGCTAATGGTATGGGACAGTTGGGGCTTTCATCAAAGTATTACAGTTCGTCAAATAATGAATTCACACCTAGTGATTATACTGCTGATTATACAGCGTATGGAACAGGAACTCATGAGGCAGGTCATTTAATATCAAACTATCTTATGAGAAAAAGTAACAGCTCACTTACTAAATTTCAGCAGGCAAAGCTAAGAACATCTGGAAAGTGGGATAGAAATATTTTAAAGCAAGCGAAAAAGATAAATGGTGGTAAATTATCGGCAATATCAAAGTATGGTAGTAATACTAAAGGTAAAGCAGCAGGAGAAGTTGTGGCTGAGGCTGTTTCTGAATATATGAAAAAGGGAAAATCTGCTAGTTCAACTAGTAAGGCTATAGTTCAAGCATTGAAATCATATGTATAGTAAGAGGTTATATTATGGGAGGACGTGGAGCATCAAGTGGAATAAGTAAAGCAGGAAAAGTATATGGAACAGAATACAATACAATATATCAAGTAGAAAATATAAAATTTATTGTCCAGAATGAGAAAACATCTATTAAAACACCTATGGAAACAATGATAAAGGATAGAATATATGTGACACTAGGAAATGATAATGTTCCTAAATCGATTACATTTTATGATGAAGATGGTAAAAGGAATAAACAAATAGATTTAACACATTTTCATAAGATAAATGATAATCTAGTAATGCCACATACGCATAGAGGATATTGGCATGCAGAAAATGGAACAGCAAAATTATCAACAAAGGAAGAAATGTTAATTGACAAAATATTAAAAAAATGGGAAGATTATAGACGAGGGAAGTAGTTTATGAGTGAGAACAATGGGTGCAATCAAACAATGCACTAGTGCAACAAGACCAGCCAATAGGTTGTGAGTACACAGGTGAGATTGTGACAGAGGAGGCGGTTGAAATCCGTTCGCCCTTATTAATAGAGCTTTTGCAATTTAGCAAGGCTCTATTTTTTATGCACAAAAGTAAGAGAGGTGGTGTTGTGAATAATGAATTAAAAACATATGAGCAGGCAGAAACAGACTATATGAATGGTTTCAAATATAAAGAAATAGCCGAGAAATATAATGTATCAATTAGCACAGTAAAATCTTGGAAGACAAGGTATAACTGGAATCGAAAAGGGCAAAAAAGTACGCGTACAAAAATGGAAAAAGTACGCATACAAAATACTACTTCTTTTGATGAAGTTGAGCAGGTAGTTGAAAACGATAATCTAACGGACGAACAAAGGTTATTTTGCATTTACTATGTTCGTTGTTTTAATGCAACCAAGGCATACATGAAAGCCTATGGTGTTAAATATAATGTTGCAGCAGTTTCAGGTTGCAGATTGTTGCAAAAGGAAAAAATAAGAAAATGCATCACGGAATTAAAACAGAATAGATTGAATAGGGAAATGTTGTCGGAAGAAGACATATTCCAAAAATATATGGATATTGCCTTTGCAGACATAACGGACTACGTAACCTTTGGTCAGGAAGAAACGGACGTTATTGGAGCATTTGGCCCTGTAAAGATTAAGGATAAAGATGGAAATGAGAAAGTATTAAAGCAGAAGCTAAATGTTGTTAAATTCAAAAACTCTGACGAAGTGGATGGGACTTTAATAGCAGACATTAATCTTAGAAATTCATCTGTAAGGCTAATGGATAGGATGAGAGCTCTTGATTGGTTGGCAAATCATATGGATATGGCAACTTCTGAACAAAGGGCAAGGATAAAACTTCTCAATGTTCAGGTTGACAGGGCAACAGGTAAGGCTAATGAGGAAGAAATATCAAGAGTGGATGAATTACTGATGCAGATTAAAAAACAGGCAGGTGACAAAGATGGTTCTAAGTGATAAGCAGATGGAATTTGTAAGGAATGCAAATCACAGATACAACGTAAAGACCGGGGCGACCCGTTCAGGAAAATCTTATATGGATAACTTATATACTATTCCGTCAAGAATAAGGGAAAGAGTTGGCAAGGATGGATTAAATGCAATCATAGGAGTATCAAAGGGAACCATTGAAAGAAATGTTTTGCAACCAATGAGAGAAATATATGGCCCTAACTTGATTGGAGACATAGGTTCAAACAACATTGTTAGTATTTTTGGAGATTATGCCTATTGTCTTGGAGCTGAGAAAGTAAGTCAGGTATCAAAACTTAGAGGCTCATCACTTAAATATGTTTATGGTGATGAAGTTGCGGAGTGGAACAAGGAAGTCTTTGAATTATTAAAGTCACGTCTTGATAAGCCATACAGTTGTTTTGATGGAGCGTGTAACCCGGACAATCCAAGTCATTGGTTTAAGAGATTCCTTGATTCTGATGCAGACATATATTGCCAGCAATACACAATATTTGATAATCCTTTTTTGCCAAAGGAATTTGTTGAAAACCTATGCAATGAGTATAGGGGCACTGTTTATTATGACAGATACATAAGAGGTCTATGGGTGGCAGCAGAAGGAGCAGTATACAAATTGTTTAATGATGCACAGACACAGAATCCTAATCCGTTTAAGGTTTATGAAAAACCATTAAACATAATGGAAATTAACATAGGTGTGGACTTTGGTGGTAGTGGTTCAGGACACGCATTTTGTGCCACAGGATATACAAGAGGATATATGGATATTGTTCCATTGGCATCAGAATGGATTGATTGCTCGCAGAATGACATAGATCCTGAAAAGCTTGGAAAGTTGTTTGTTGACTTTTGTTTAAAGGTCTTGAATTTGTATGGACACATAACACACGTGTACTGCGATAGTGCAGAGCAGACACTAATAGCCGGATTAAGAAGTACTTCAAGAAAGAATGGATTAGGCTGGCTAAGAATAGAAAACGCAATGAAGATACCAATTAATGACAGAATAAGATTCGTTCAAAGAATGATGGGACAGGGCAGATTCAAGTACATGGGACAGCATTGCAAGTCATTGGAGAATGCACTATGTGGAGCATTGTGGAATCCAAAGAACTTAACATCTGATGAAAGATTGGATGATGGCACAAGTGACATTGATTCGCTTGATGCATTCGAATATACATTTGAAAGGGATATAAGCAGATTTATTAAGTATGAGTAGAGGTGTAAGGTATGAGATATTCAAACATGGTTACCCAAATAGGGAAAGTATTAAATAAACATTCTGATAATCCTGTAGATTTGTCATATCTTACAGTAATGTCAGGACACATAGAATTATGGAATGCAATGTACAAAGGCAAGGCACCCTGGATAAAGGGAGAAACAGAAAGCTGCAATCTTCCTGCAAGCATATCACAGGAGATTGCAAGACTTGTAACCCTTGAACTTAAGAGTGAATGTACCGGAAGTGAAAGAGCAGAATACATAGAGCCATATTATAAAAAGGTTCTGGAAAGTCTTAGAAGGTATGTTGAATATGGATGTGCAAAAGGCAGCCTTGTATTTAAGCCATACATAACAAGTAATGGTATTGCAGTCCAATACATACAGGCAGATTGTTTCTTCCCGGTGTCATTTGATGATTCAGGAAATGTAACAGATTGCATTTTTACAGAACAGTTTAGAAAAAACAAAAAAATATATACAAGATTAGAAAGAAACACCATAGAGAATGATGAATTGACCATAACTAACCTGGTTTTTGTTAGCACTAATCCTGAAATATTGGGGACTGAGGTACCAATAAGTTATGTGGATAAGTGGAACATGCTTGAAAGTGAACTTAAGTTTAAGAATGTTGATAAGTTACCAATTGGATTCTTTAAAGTTCCGCTGGCAAACATAATTGATTCAACATCACCCATAGGTGTTTCTGTTTATTCTAAGGCAGTGGATTCAATCAAGATTGCAGATGAAAGATATTCGCAGATTGATTGGGAGTATGTATCAAAGGAAGCTGCAATACATATTGCTGAAAGCTTGTTAAAACGTAATGAGAATACAGACAAGTTTGAATATCCGGGAGGAAAGGACAGATTATACAGAACTCTTGATCTCTTGATTACAGTTCAGGAGCAGTAGACAAGCCATTCATAGACACGTACTCACCTGACATCAGGGACCAGAGTTTATATAACGGATTTAACAATCAGCTTAAGAGAGTTGAGTTTGATTGTAACCTTGCATATGGAACTCTTTCTGATCCAAATAATGTTGATAAGACAGCAGAGGAAATAAAAACCAGTAAGCAACGTTCTTATTCAATGGTGTCTGATACACAGAATGCCTTACAAAATGCATTAGAGGACCTTATAAAAGCTATGGACTTCTGGACAAGCATTTATGGATTGGCACCGGAAGGAGAGATAAATACTTCATTTGAATGGGATGATAGCATAGTTGTTGATTCAGAAAAGGCACGTCAGACGGACAGGGCAGATGTGGCAATGGGTGCAATGAGTTTAGTTGAATACAGAATGAAGTGGTATGGCGAGACAGAAGAGGTTGCAACACAGAAGTTAGCAGGACAACAGGATGATGATACATCAGGAGATGATGAATAGTGTACAAGTCAGATGAATTAGAATTATTTCCAAAGAATATTGAAGAAATATATGCAGGCTTGGAAAATGACATCATGAATGACATTATCAGAAGAATTGCAGAGACCGGTGAGATTACAAGGACAGCAGATTGGCAATTAAACAGGCTGTACAATATGGGAGCTGACAAGACTGACATAAAGAAACACATTCAGGAAGCCTTGAATTTAAGTGATACAGAAATAGAACAATTATATTCTGATACCTTAAAGGAAGGATATTTAAGAGATGAATCCTTATATAGGGCAGTAGGTCAGGAGTTCATACCATTTGAGGAAAACATGGCATTGCAGCAATTGATAGAAGCAACAAAGCAACAAACAGCAAAGCAGTTGAAAAACATCACTAGGACAATGGGATTTGCTGTCAAACAACCAAATGGCAGAAAAACATTCAAAACAGTTGATAATTATTTCAAGGATACAATGGACAATGCAGTTATGCACGTGCTTAACGGAACGTTTGACTATAACAGCATTATCAGAAAAGTTACAGATGAAATGACAAGGAGTGGAGTAAGAAGCATTAATTATGATTCAGGAATATCCACAAGAATAGATGTTGCTGCAAGAAGGGCAATACTTACAGGTGTCAATCAGGTAACAAGTAAAATAAGTTCTGACAACATGCAGAAACTTGATACTGAGTTCGTTGAAACAAGCTGGCATTCAACAGCAAGACCTACACATCAGGTATGGCAGGGAAGAGTATTCTATTGGGACAGAGCAAACCCAAACGCAGAGAAAATGGAAGCAGGAGTACTTTATAAGTCATTCATAAGAGAAACAGGTTATGGTGAAGTTGATGGTTTGTGTGGTGCAAACTGTCGACACACATTTTATCCGTTCATTCCAGGCATTTCTGTTAGAACATATACAGATGAACAACTGGAAGAATTAAACAGGCAGGAAAACGAGAAAAAAGAGTACAATGGCAAGGAATACAACAAGTATGAAGCCACCCAATATCAACGTAGAATTGAAACATCAATGAGAAAGTACAGGCAGGATATTAACTTATTAAAGCAATCAGGTTTAGCAGATGATTCAGACGAGGTAATAGCTGCAAGGTGCAAGTATCAGACACTATCAAGAAAATACAGTGATTTCAGCAAGAAGATGGGATTGCGTGAGCACAGGGATAGAATTAATGTTGATGGGTTAAAGGATATTGGTAAAGTTAATAGAAAACTTTTTGGAGCAAACGCAATTCATAATAATGAAAGAGTTTATTATAATGAAAAATATGATTATTCAATAAATCTTGAGAATTATGACGAAAAAATAAATAAAGGATTATCAGAGGCAATAGAAAAAGTGGCAAAAGCGGGTTCGGAAGACGGGTTTGAACATATGTGTTTAGTAAATTTACGAACAGGAAAATTGGATTATGAAGAAACAGATGGACTTCCGGATGCAGTAGGTTATAAATGCTGGGATTTTTTGGATGCGAATCCAACAGAAAGATATGCTTTTGTACATAATCATGTTACTAATTGTTCATTATCAGAAATGGATATGAGAACTGTATTAAGGGAAGAACAAATACCTTTAATGATTGCTGCAACAAATAATGCCATAAAATATGTTGCAGAACGCGAAAGGTTTGTTGAAGAACAAGATTTTGATAAACTGTATGAAAAAGAGTTGAAGGCATTGAGTAAGAAAGCTAGAGATGGTATAATATCACCAGCACAAAGAGGATTTGCAAGGGAAGAGATAATAGTTGACAATCTTATTAGGGATTACACAAAAAAAGGAGAGTTGCTTATATATGATGGTAAAACAAAGTGATTGGGCTTCATATGGAATGATGGAACAACCTTTTTGGAGAAATGATATGACACCAGAGGAATATGAAATTGAGCGTGCATATCTTGTAAATATATTCAATAGGGGAAGAAAAGCCATAGTTGAATATAAACCTTTGTGGAGACAAGGCAAAAAAGTTGATTTTGATTTATCAAGAGATTTTATGGAAATTATAGAGCTTGCAGATAAAATAAAATATATGACTGATGATGAACTGGAAAAGATTCTTATTGATGTATAATTGATTTATATCCAAAAGGAGGCAATATGGATAATTTTAAAGCAGTATACAAGATTCTTTCAACATTAGAAAAAGCAATGGATTTACCAGAATTTGACATATCAGTAATTGACCATAGAGCACTTGGTGTATCAAAGGAACGTTGGTCGCGTTACATAGAAATGATGGCTGATGTTGGTTACATTAAAGGTGTAAGAGTTAGCACAAACATTACAGGAGAAACCATTGTGGAATGTACTAATATGCGAATCACATTAAAGGGATTGGAATACTTACAGGAAAATTCCATAATGAGAAAAATCTATAATGCAGCCAAAGGCATTAAGGAGATAACACCGGGGTTATAAATTTAATAGTAGATAATTAAGGAACTTAGAGATAGGTTCTTTTTTTATACCCTAAAATAGTAAAGGAGGTACATTATGGCAACATCTGTACAGATAACATTGCTCATATGCATAACAATCATAATACTTGCCAAGTCAGGTAAGCAGAAATAAAAAATAGTTAATCAGGCAGTCTTAGGACTGTCTTTTTATATGGTCCTGAATAAGACGTAAAAGTGTTCAAAATATCATAAAAGTAAGTGAAGCAACCACGTATAAAAGCGTAACGGAAAGGATGTTTAAATATGAAAAGAAAGTTCTTAGAAGACTTAGGACTGGAAAAAGATGTAATCGAAAAGATTATGAATGAAAACGGAGCCGATATTGAAAAGGCTAAGGGAGAAGTTGAAACATTAAGAAATCAGTTAAATGAAACGCAGGATAAACTTAAGAGTTTTGAAGGTGTGGATGTTGCAAAGTTAAGAGGTGAAATTACAAATCTTACAAACGAACTTGCAACCAACAAGGCTGAATATGAAGCAAGTATTGCAGACAGAGATTTTAATGATCTGGTTAAGGGTATTGCTAGCGAATACAAGGCCAGAGACATTAAGGCAATCATGCCGTTTCTTGATGTGGAAACTCTTAAGTCCAGCAAGAATCAGGACAAGGACATAAGAACAGCTCTTGATGGAATGGTTAAGGAACAGGGATATTTGTTTGAACCAAACAAGAAAGTTCCATATGTTGTTGGACCAACACCGGGACCAATGCCATTAGGTGGTGGTTCTGATGATAAAAAGACAAGAGCAAATGAAGCAATAAGAAGCTTATTTGGAAAAGAATAAACAGAGAAAAGGAGATAAGAAATGACAGAGATTATTAACAGAGAAAATGCGGAAGCAATTATCCGTGAGCAGGTAGTGGAAGCCATTACACAGGATGTACCAAAATCATCAACATTTATGGCTATGGCAAAGAAGTTACCTAACATGACATCAAAACAGACAAGAATCAGAGTGTTAGACTTTTTACCTACAGCATACTGGGTAAATGGTGACACAGGAATGAAGCAGACATCAAAACAGGCTTGGGATAATGTATGGTTAACAGCAGCAGAGCTTGCAGTTATCGTACCAATTCCTGAAGCGGTTCTTGATGATGCAGAGTTTGACATTATGGGAGAAGTTACACCAAGAGTAATTGAAGCAATCGGTCAGAGAGTTGACAGTGCAATCATTTTTGGTGAGAACAGACCGGCAGAGTGGCAGAATGACATCATTACATTGGCAAGACAGTCAGGAAACAATGTTGCAGTTGGTTCAACACCAAACTATTATGACAAGATTCTTGGCGAAGATGGAGTTTTTGCCAAGGTTGAAGATGATGGATATGCAGTAAGTGGAGTTATTGCAGCAACTAATATGAAGGCTAAGTTAAGAAGCATTAAGGATACTACAGGCAATCCAATTTTTGTTAAGTCAATGCAGGATGCAACATCATATGCACTTGATGGAACACCTATGCAGTTCCCTGTTAACGGAGCATTCAATAATTCAATTGCACAGTTAGTAGCTGGAGATTTCTCACAGGCAGTATATTCAATCAGACAGGATGTTACTACAAAGATTTTAACAGAAGGTGTAATTCAGGATCCATCAACAAAGGAAATAGTGTACAACCTTGCACAGCAGGACATGATTGCTCTTAGAGTTGTGTTCAGAATTGGTTGGGCACTTCCAAATCCTGCAACAAGAGTTGATGAGGACAGAGTTGGATGTCCTTTTGCATATCTTGAACCTGCAACACCTGTAACAACACATAAGGCTACATTTACAGTAACTGATGATACAGAAGAAAGTCCGGTTGCAATTAAGGGCGCAAGAGTAGATGTTAATGGTTCAAAGCTTAAGACAGATGCTAATGGTAGTGTTGAATTTAATCTTAGACCAGGTACATATCCTTATGCAGTAACAGCAACAGGTAAGATTAAGGTATCAGGCACAATTACTGTTAACAGCGCTGACATTACAGAAGCAGTTACAATGATTGCTTCCAAGTAATATGTATAGGAGATATACGTCCTTTTCATATTATGCTAATGAATATTGTTGTGGAAAGCCGGTGGTTGAATCTGCCGACTTCCACAAACTTTTGATAAAGGCTCAGGGAATCATAGACATGTATACATTTAACAGACTGAAAGAAAGTGCAGAAATAGTAGATGAAGTTCAGAACTGTTGCTGTGAATTGGTTGAATGCATTAATACATATGAGAATGGAATAAGCGAAAAGCCAAGTGGTGTTTCAAGTGAAAAAATAAAGAACTATTCTGTAACCTATGAATCCACAGAGAACATGAAACAAAGGTATGACAAAGAAGTGACCAACATTGTACATAAATGGCTTGGAAGAACAGGACTTTTGTACAGGGGGTGTTAAAGTGATTACAAACAATGTCATTACTCATTATGAAAAGGAAAAAGGGTTTAAAAGCAATTTTTATAATGTTTATTTGGAGCAACAGTCTAATTCTAGTGACAGTAAGGATGGAGAAAAAAAGTCCCATTCTCTGTTTATTGCAGTTCCAACAGAAAAGGAATTGCCATTTAAAACAGGTGATTTGATAGTGATAGGCAATTGTTCTGTAAGGTTTGATGAAACATCAGAAAGGGCAAGTTCTGAAAGTTACAGAAAATTAAGAACAGAGCATAAGGTTTATACAATATCTTCAATAGAACCCTGCTTAATAGGAAACAGAAGAATGTGGCATTATGAGTTGGGATGTGATTAGAAATGACAGATGTAATCAGATTTGATGATTCGGATTTTCAAAGAGCAATCAATGAGAAAAAGAAATTGTTGGAAGAAGGAAGTCCGGTTCAACGGTTTGTTGACAGTGAGGTGTTGAGATTAATGGTTCCGTACACTCCAATGGAGACAGGAGCAATGATACAGTCTGCAACAGCCGGAACAGTGATAGGCAGTGGAAAGATACAGTACAATTCACCTTATGCAAGATATTTGTATTATGGTGAAATATATGGGCCTAACGTTCCAATAAAGGAAAATGGAATCATAATCGGTTATTGGTCACCACCACATAAAACACCAACAGGCAGACCACTTACTTACTCAACGGAAAGACATCCACAGGCTGGAAAGCTATGGTTTGAAAGAATGAAAGCAGACCATAAAGAGGACATATTAAAAGGTGCAATGGCAATAGCTATGGGAAGGAATAATACATGAACATTATAGAACTTGTTAAAAAGATATTAACAGATTATCCAAAGATTGAAGAGTTTACTAACAAAATCCACGTTGATTTTACAAAGAATGATGATGTTAACTTTGGACTTTCTTCAACAGGAGACACAAAGGTAAAGGAAGACATTCTGGGAAATCAGACAAGAAGACACAGTTTTGTTTTGTATGCAATCAATCAGGCATTTAATGATTATGACAGACTTTCAAACAGCACTTTTTTGTTGGAATTATCCTATTGGTTGGAATCATTGGATGAAAACTCTTATGACTTGGATGTGGTTGTTGATAATGTTAAGAGAAAAGGAAAATTAAAATCAGTGGAATGTGCAAATGCAATGTTGTTTCAGATTCCCACTGGTGACATAAATGATGGATGCATGTATCAGTTACAGATATATGCAACTTACACAGTTGAAAGAGAGGAAATGTAAATGAAATTAAAAAGAAGTTATTTAGCGCATTACATTGATGCAAGTTTCGGTGGTACAGGTGCACCAAACTGGTTTTTGATTGGTAAAGACATTGAGGACATGTCAGTTGAATTAAATCCTGATACTGAAACAGTGAAAAACATTCTTGATGAAACATCAGTAAATGACAATGGGTATGAGCCAAGTATGAGTGCAGATCCATATTATGCAAATCCTGATGATGCAATTTATGACAATCTTAGAAACATTGCTATGAATCGTCTTACAGGTGATGCTTGCAAGACTAAGATTCTTGAAGTGCTGATTGAAGGTGATTCAGAAGCAACACACAAAGCTTGGATTGAGGATTGTGTAGTTAAGCCACAGAGTTATGGTGGCTCTCAGGGTGGAATTAACATTCCTTTTGATGTTACATTCAATGGTAACAGAAAAGAGGGAACAGTTAAGATTGCAAGTGGAACACCAACATTCACAGAAGCAGCTTCACAGAGCACACAGTCAGATAAGGCAGTTAAATAATTTTATTTGGGGCATATTAAAGTGCCCCTTTATTTAATTAAAAGCAGAGAGAGGAGAACAAACATAAATGCAGAGTATTAGTTTTGATGAAGGATATAAGGAATTTGCAATAAATAATGATGAAAACAGGGTAATAAGATTTAACCCAAAGGATTTTGGCATTCTTACAAGAATGGAAGACACATTGTCAGATTTTGAAGCATTGGAGAAAAAGCTTAAGGACGGTAATGAAGAGGAGTTTACCAACAACTTAAGAGAAGCAGAAAAGGTAGTACATGAAAAGATTGATTCAATATTTAATGCAAATGTGCATGACATAATATTTAATCATCAGTCTCCAATCTCATTGGTTGGTGGAGAATTTTTATTTATGCGTGTAATTGAAGCTCTTGTACCTATTGTTGAAAAAGAAGTTAAGTATGAAATGCAGAAGTCAGAAAAAAGAATGAGCAAGTATACGGAGAAGTATAAGAAATGATAGGTGAATTACCTAAAACAATAAAGGTTGGCAAAAAGGAAGAACCGATAAGAACAGACTTCAGGGACATTTTAAATGTTTTTGCTGCATTTAATGACCAGAATTTGTCAGTTGAGGAAAAGGCAATTGTATGTTTAAGAATAATCTATAAGAACATTGATGAAATGGACAGTTCGTTGTATATGGAAGCTTATGAAAAGGCAATGAACTTTATGGAAATGAATGATTCAAAAAAAGATTCTGATTACAATGAACCCAAACTGATGGACTGGGAGCAAGATGAACAGCTTATATTTTCAGCAGTAAACAAAGTTGCAGGAACAGAAGTAAGGTCTTTTGAATACATGCATTGGTGGACTTTCTTAGGTTACTACATGGGAATAGGTGAAGGCCTTTTTGCTGATGTTGTAAACATAAGGCAAAAGAAGTTAAAGCATAAGAAACTTGAAAAGCATGAAGCTGAATTTTATAGAAAAAACAGGGAAATGGTGGACCTAAAGACAAGGTACACAAAGGAAGAACTAAAGGAAAAAGAAGAGTTAAAAAGGCTACTTGGAATATAGTGGTCTTTTTTTGTGGGTGAAGATATGGCAGATGGATATTTAAATTTTGATACGAAAATAGATGATACAGATTTTAAAGAAGGCTTAGAGAACATGAGTTCATCTGTTAGTGGATTAAAAGGTTCAATCAAATCATTGGGTGGAATCATTAAGGATGCCTTAAAGGTGGACACTTCTGAAACTTCCAGCAAGATGATGTCATTGGAAGAGCAACTGCGAAAAGCAGAAGTGGAATTGGAGAATGCCACAAGGAAGAAAGAAGAGTTTGCTAATACAGAGATAAAAACAGAAGAATATGTTGCAGCAGAGAAAGAAGTAGACACCTTAACAAAGAAATTTCTTAAGCTGTTAGATGTAAGAGAAAAATTTGAGGAGACAGGTGGAAACAAAAATAGCCAGACATACAAGAAAATGCAGTATGACATTGATACAGTTGATAAAAAACTGGAAGCTGCTGAATCAGAGGTATCAAGACTTAATGAGGAAGGCAAGAAGTTTAAATTAGGCAGTGATACAGAAAAGTTTAGTAAGTTTTCTCAGAATGTCGATAATGCACAGGGAAAAGTTAATGTTTTGAAACAGCGTATTGGTGAACTGGCAGAAAAAGAAGAAAATGCAGGAAAGTCAGGCACATCAATGTCTGAAAAGGTAAGCTCATCTGTTAAGGGATTAGGTTCCAAGTTACTGGGTGTCATTAAGAATGTTGGAAAGTTTGGAAAGGACGCAGGAAATGTTGGCAATTCATTAACAAAAAAATTAAACCCGGTTCCTAATCTTATTGGGAAGGTAGGAGGAAAGGTTGACGGATTAGGCAAGAAACTTGGTGGAATGGTCAAAAGAGTGTTTGTATTTTCAATGATGACCAAGGCACTAAGAGCATTAAGAACTGCATTTCAGAATGTAATATCAGTAGATGGTGAAATGTCAAATTTAATTGCTCAAATTAAGGGAAATCTGTTAACAGCATTTGCGCCTTTATACAACTTTGTATTGCCGGCAATTAAAAGTGTGTTGTCTGCATTTGTTACATTTTCAAATTATCTTGCCAATGTAATGTCTTCAATATTTGGAAAGACAATAGCACAGAGTACAGCAATGGCAAAAAGTCTTTATAAGAACACACAGGCTACAGATAAGAATACAAAGGCAAGTAAAAAGAATGCAAAGGCAAAGCAACAGCAGTTGGCATCATATGATGAATTAAATGTAATGCAGGATACTGATTCAGGTTCTGACAGTGGAAGCAGTGGATCAGGTTCAACATCTGCTCCGATATTTAATGCAAAGGCTATGGATGTACCAATTGTTGACCAGATTAAGAAACTGATAAAATCAGGGGATTGGGAAGGCATAGGAAAGCTTGTAGCAAACAAGTTAAATAATGCATTAAAAAAGATACAGTGGAAGAGCATACAGAAAACAGCCTCTGACATAGCTTCAAAACTGGCAAGGACCTTAAATGGTTTCTTTTCTGTAATGGATTTGGCAAAAACACTGGGAAATACAGTTGCACAGGCATTAAATACAGGACTTAGGTTTGCATATACGTTTTTAACCACATTTGATTTTAAACAGTTTGGTACATTCATAGGTGAATCAATTAATTCATTTGTTCAAAACTTTAAGTGGGGATTACTGGGAAAGACTTTAGGAAGTGCAGTACAGGGAGCAATAGACACCGCTTATGGATTTGTTACCACATATGCGTGGGGCAGTTTTGCAGAAGGAATAGCCAAAACAGTTAATAAGTTTTTTAAAGCCATTAATTGGACAGAATTAGGACAAACAATTGGAATAGCTGTAGTCGGCGCATTAACGGAAATAAGCACATTCTTACAAAAAGTGAAATGGGACAAGATAGGAAAGGATATAGGTACATTTCTGGGAAACATTAATTGGGAAAGCATCATAGCCGGAGTGTTTACAATCATAGGCAATGCAATTACTGCAAGTTTTGGTTTATTAAAGGGAACATTGACCGGATTATTAAACAACGGAATAACTCCTGTTAAGGCGGCATTTATTGCCCTTGGAACAGCAATGGCAGGAATAAAAATAGCACAGTTTATTAGTAATATGTCAGGAGCTTTAGGAGTTTTAAGGGATATAACGGCAGTTCTGATAAAAAGCACAGCAGCTTGGGTAAAGAATAATGCTCAAGTGGTAATTGCTACAATAAAGACAGGATTGCAGACAGCAGCAACAAAACTTTTAAGTGTTGCACAAAAAGCTCTCAATTTTGTAATGAACTTAAATCCAATGGCAAAGATAATTATTGTAATAACAGCGTTGGTTGCAGCTTTTGTAGTGCTGTGGAATAAGTCGTCAGCATTTAGAAATTTCTGGATAAAAGCATGGAATGACATAAAGTCAGCTGTGGCAGCAGTTTGGAAAGCAATAAGTCCTATATTAAATAATATTTGGAATGGAATAAAGGCGGTATGGGACAAGATGAAGCCATTTGTTACCTTTATTGTAAATACATTTGCAGGTGCATTTAAATCAGCATTCAATACCATAAAAGGTGTGGTAAACAGCATAACAACAGTTCTTTCAGGAATAATTACTTTCCTGGGTGGAGTATTTTCAGGAGATTGGAAGAAAGCTTGGGAAGGAATTAAACAGATTCTTAAGGGAATATGGAACGGAATAAAAAGTGTTGTGAAAGATCCGATAAATGCAATATTAGGATTTATAAATTATATGATTAAAAAAATTGTAGAAGGTCTTAATTTTGCAATTGAAAAACTTAATAGCATTAAAATAGAACCGCCTAAATGGTTTCAAAAATTAACAGGAATAAAAAAGTTCGGGTTAAATATCAAGAAGCTTCCAGTAACGAATGAATACGTTCATTATTTAGCAAATGGAGCAGTCATTCCACCAAACAATGAATTTATGGCAGTGTTGGGTGATCAGAAAAAAGGTGTTAACATTGAATCTCCATTATCAACAATCGTGGACGCATTTAGACAGGTGCAGGGTGAAAACACAACAGGTATTTCTGATAAAGACTTACTTAATGCAATTTCAAACATGCAGGTTAATGTCATTGTGCAGCAGGATTCAAGAGGAGTATTCAATATGGTTAAGCAGGAAGTGGTTCAGGAGCAGAGAAGAACAGGTAAACCTGTATGGACCTGATGAAAGGAGTAGTATGGCAGATTTTAAGGGATATTTAATTAAGTTAAACGATGTGGAGTTTCCACCTGAATACATAGCACTGGAAAGCTACAAATCAACGGACAACCAAAGAACTGAATTAAAAGCATACAGAAATTCAAACAATTATCTGATTCGTCAGACTTCTCCGAACTTTAAAACAAAAGTTGAGTTTACCACAATTGATGGATTGCATTTAAATGATTTGAGAAAAATCAAACAGATAATAGACAAGGCTCTGATAAATAATGCAGAAAGAAAAGTAAGTATTGAATATTGGAATAATGAAGAGTTGAAATATCAGAAAATGAAAGCATATATTCCTGACATAGACTATGAGATAAAGAAAATAGTCAAAGGAAGTAAGCCTGACATTGAATACAAATCAATAAGATATGCATTCATAGAGTACTAGAAAGGAGCACCAATGTTAAACGTAAATGAAGATACAATAAGAGCATATACAGAGCAGAATGTTCCAAAGAAGTTAACAATCACATTTCCCAACAATTCAAACTTAACTCCAATCACAAATGCAAACATTCAGGAAGAAAGCATGAGTTTGACAGGCAGCCTTTGTAGTGATTCAAATTTGATGCTACAGGGCTGCATTTCAACTCAGTTTAATCTTACAACATTTGACTATGATACAGACATTACAGGTCAGGACATCATAGCCACTTTGTCAGTAAAGGATGATTCTTACAAGGGCGAATGGGTTAAGGGAAAAAATTACAAGTCAGGGGACATAGTAAAGTTTGACCAGGAATATTATATGTATTCAGATGATGTTTCTGATGAAAAAACAGAAAATATCAAACGAACAAAAGTAAGCAGTTCTTACATTGTATACAATGAAACTGATAAGAAATACAACATTTTTGGAAGAGAACCGGATAATTTTGTCGGGATAAGAATTCTTACATCAGAAAAGGTTCTTGATGGTGTGAGCATGACCATTAGATGTTGGTATACTGGAGGTCCGTATTATTATGTGGTACGAGATTTTAATAATAAAACAGATATTATTATGCCACAGTATTATCCTGTTGGAAGTAACTATCCGTTAAAGGGGTGGTTTGCAGAAATAAGCTATTCAGGAACAGATACAGATGCATTCAAGGAATTTGTAAGCAACCTGAAAATATATGAATTGACGAATGCTTGCAAAAATGAATTATATCCTGATGAATTGGAAGAATGTCAAAGAGTATATGGTTATGTTGATACATCCAATACAGAAGACATTATCATATTCAGGGGAAAGGTTGAAAGCTTTACAAGACAGGCAGCGGATCCAAGATATAGTGAATTGATAGCCTATGATAAATTACACGATTATCAGGAAAAATCAATTAAGGATTGGATGAATAAGGTGGATGAGTATGGAATGGGAATGGTAGATCCATATTCTTATCAGGGTTCATACAAGTTAAAAACGACATATAAAAAAGACCAGACTGTGTATGGTACATATACTGATTCAAATAATGTGGAAACTAAAGGATATTATCATTTTAAACAGGACTATATAGATAGTTTTTATCAAACCTGTAATATTGTGAAAGTGGCTTCAGGAGATTTAATAACACCACCAACTGGTGTAGCTCCAACGATAAAAGGACCTGAATATGTTGAAAAACTTGAAAAATATTTTCCGAATGATTTACAAGTAGCTAATTTAAGAAATAATTTGTTTTCTGAAATTGGAATAAATCAGAAAGATTTCTATAACATTAGTTTGCCAATGGATGTAATAGATTTAAAAATAGGTCCATTCAATGAAGATTATTCTGCACTTCAATTATTGCAGTGGATTTGCAATATGAATGGTGTTTGTGGAGTTATCGACCAAACAACAGGTGAGTTTGATTATAAGTTTGTAAATTCAGAAAAAAGAACGACAACAGCCGATTCCAATTACAAGGGTGAGTTTAATTCAGCTACAGAGTATAGCGTTGGTAATGTGGTTAAGTTCACTAATTCTTATGGCGAAGAAAGTTATTATGAAAAAATAGTGGATAAGAGTACATATCCAAGTGAACTTTTAACAGAAGATGTTAGCTTTATCAATCCACAGGAAGGTGTATTATTTCAAACTCCAGATTTAATGGGGAATATTTATTCAATTGAGTTTTCTTTTGATGATAAGTTGGCAGAAGAACTTGGAGTTGAGATTACAGTAAATAAATATTCTGGGCGAAATTTAAAAACTATATCATTAAGACGAAGCGGAAGAGTAATGCTGCACGATTTGGATGAAACAGGTAAATCTTATTACACAATTCAGGTTTCAAATGTTAATGATGAATTTTTAAGAACATTTAATGCAGTAAAATATGTTTCAGTTGGAGAGTTTGATTCCACGTGGACTCCTGAAAGTGAGTATTTTGCAGATTGTTGGAAAAAGAAAAATAAACTTTATCATCCGTCAGGAATGATTAACATTACGGAGTTGTATGAGCAGGACAGCATAGAATTACAGGACAGCTTTTATTTAAACAATGGCTGGAAGCTTCTTGATATGAATGGCACACTTTTAAATGGAGAGGATAAAAAGAATAACCTTACAATTACTTACTCACCACTTTACAGTGCGCATAAATCAAGTTATCAGTTGTTATTAGATGTGGCAAACAATGTTGGAAAAGGATGGATTGAACCAAAGATTCCTTTTACCATTAAGTTTGCACCATTCAAGGCTAAATCACTGGGCCTTCCATTCTTGGAGCTTGGCGATTACGTAACTTTTGATGTTGATAAGTGGTCCTCTGATGCAGATGGCAATCCTGTAATAACAAGGCAGAACGTGCAGTCAATCATATTTAACAAGACAATGTCAGGAATAAATGCACTGTCAGATGAATATGAAGCAAAGAACGATTAGGAGATTGGAGCAAATGATAATAATAGATGCAGGAGTTGAGCGAGAAGCTACAGCGGAAGAGGAAGCGTATATTGAAAAAATGCATTTCTATGATGAAATGATGGAAAAAAAGATGGAGTTAAGTTCATTGGAAAAACAACTTTCAGATGGAGATTACAAGATCATAAAATCTTATGAGTGTAGTCTTATGAACATTGAAATCCCATATGACATGGAACAGCTCCATTCAGAAAGACAGAACATACGTGACAGAATTAACAGCTTAAGGGAAGAGATAACTGATTATGAATCTAAATGGGAAGAAATGGAAAGGAAGGAAGCGAATGATAGCAATTAAAGAAAAAAATGTGATTACCATTGAGTTTGAAGGTCACGATACTTTGGAATCACCAATGCTTTATCAGTATGACAAGGGACAAAAAATAAAATTCCTTGATGTTCCGGATGGTGCGGAAGTACAATTTTCCAATTGGGCAACAGAAATGACAAAAAACAAAATTGTTGTAAATGGTCAGGTAGAAATACCTGATATTTTATTGCAGGAAAATAAGAAAATCCTGGCATATTTGAAAATAATTAACTCAGATAGTGAAACAACAATCAAGACTGTTATTATTCCTGTTAAGGCACGTACAAAGCCGGCAGATTACATTGAACCTGAACAGGAAAAGCCCTTTAGAAAATATGTTGAAGAAAAGCTTGAAAACGCAGAAAAACTTGTAGCCGAAGCAAATGATAAAGTAAAGGTAAACGAAGAATGCTTAAAGCAGATAGACATAAAAACAGAACAATCTGTTAATCAGATAGCAGAGGTGACAAAAGGTAAGATTAAAGACTTAGACAATACCACAACTGCAAAAATAGGAGATATAAATGCACTTGTTGAAGCAAAGAACAAAGACATAGATTCTCTTGTAATAGCGAAAATGGGTGATTTGGCAAATACTACTAATGCAAAGCTTGAAGATATTAACACTACAGCATCTGCGCAGATTGTTAACATTAATACTGTAGCAAATCAGAATACAAAATCAGGTATAGAAGCAGTTAATGCCGCTGCTGAAGCACAGATAGGTGGAATTCACACAGTTGCAGATGCACAGAAAACAGGAATTGCTCAAACGGCACAAGGAAAGATTTATGACATTAATAATATAGCTACAAGTCAGATTAGTGCCATTAATAAAACTGCGCAGGCGCAGGCTCAGGCCATTGAAAAGCAAGGCAATGAAATATTGGAAGAAATCACAGGAACAGGAAGCAAGAATGCCATTTTTACTGTGGAAGATGGAGCATTATGTATAATACAGCGTGATGAGAGTGAGGTGTAATGTATGGATAGAATAACAAACTTTCCGTTATTAGATGAAACAGGTCAGGAAATTGCTAGTAGTTTAGAAGAAATAAATAATTCTATGGGAGACTATATAGCAAGCAATAATCCTTATTATGCATATCTAGAGGATAGAAAAATAGGAACATTATTATCAACCGAAATAACTAAAGTTAGAGATTATGCGTTATATAAGAGCGAATCTCTTATAGCAATAGATTTGCCGAAATGTACAAATGTTGGTGAACGGTCTTTTTTTCTTTGTACAGCATTAGAGACTGTAAATTTGCCAGAATGTATAACTGTTGGTAGTGCAGCATTTACGGAGTGTAAAAAATTGCAAAATGTTAATATTCCTAAATGTACAATAATTAACGATAGTGCATTTCAAAGATGTAATTTCAAAAAAATAGATTTAACTGTCGTTGAAAAAATAAAAGCTTATGCATTTTGGAATTGTAAATCATTGGAATGTGTGAAAATATTAAATACAGAAACAGTATGTGCGTTAGCAGATAAAGATGCATTTAGCAACACACCGATAGCAAACGGTACAGGTTACATATATGTTCCTGATGCATTAGTAAATGATTATAAAAAGGCAACGAATTGGTCAGTGTATGCCAACCAAATCAAACCTTTAAGTGAGTATGTGGAAAGTGAGGCGTGAATATGATTTCTAAAAAAATGTTACTGGATAATACAGGAAAGGACATTTCAGCAAAGTTAAAAAAAATGAACTACAATCTTATCACATACTTAAAAAATGATAATGATAAAAGTATTTCTGAATTAATTTCAGGAAATATTCAGGAGTTTGAAGACGAAAATATTATAAATATTAAAGAATGTTTATTTAGAGCTTGTCGTGAACTTACAAATGTAAATTTGCCGAAATGTACAAATGTTGGTGAACGTGCATTTAATTATTGTACAGCATTAGAGACTGTAAATTTGCCAGAATGCGTAGATGTTGGTAATTATGCATTTATGGACTGTGAAAAATTAAAGCAGTTTAACGCATTAAAAGTTACCAAGATTAAAAATGGTGTGTTTATAAGATGCCAATCATTGTTAAATGTGGAGTTACCAGAATGTATAACTGTTGGCGATGAGGCATTCGGGAATTGTGTAGCTTTAAGTAATGTTAATATTCCTAAATGTATAGAATTGGGAGGGTATGCATTTGTAACGTGCAAATCATTAGAGAGCATAGAGTTACCAGAATGTATAACTGTTGGTAGTGCAGCATTCGAAGGTTGCACAGCTTTAAAGAAAATTGAACTGCCTAAATGTATTACATTGGACGGCACAGTATTTCAAAGTTGTAAATCATTGTCAGTAATAACATTGCCAGAATGTGTTAAAATATGCTCATACACATTTCAATATTGTTCTGCTTTAGAAACAGTAAATTTGCCGAAATGTACAAATGTTGATGATTATGCATTTCAAAGATGTAATAATTTAAAAAATGTAAATTTACCAGAATGTACAAATGTTGGTGGACGGTCTTTTTTTCTTTGTACAGCATTAAGCAAAATAATTTTTCAGAAAATAAAAATAATGAAAGCAAGAGCATTCCAAGATTGTTCAAATCTTGAAACTTTAGTAATTAAAAATGATACAGAGGTGTGTGTGATGTGGGGAGAAGGTACTACTGACGCATTATCTGGTACAAAAATAGAGTCAGGAAATGGATATATATATGTTCCTGATAAATTAGTTCAGCAATATAAAAGTTCATATAGTTGGGTTAAATATGCCAACCAAATCAAACCATTAAGTGAGTATACAGAATAGAAAGAGAGGTAAAAAATATGTTGATAAAAGAAGTCGTAACTATAAATGAAATAGAATTTAATCATACTTATTCTGATACAGGATTTTACATTGAACGTGATGGAGTAGAGTATTCTGACGCTATAGACCCAATAGACATAGAAAGAGAATACATTGAAACAGATAGAAAAATAGAAAACGAAAATCATTTAGAAGAATTGGACTAATCACATGAAACAAATCAGAGCAGGACCGCAAGGTCTTTTTTTATGCCCAAAAACAGAGAAAGTCGAGGAAAAAACATATGACACTTTATCAGATTTTATCCTTGTGTGGGATTCCTTCATTAATTGGTGCAATTTTTGTTAGTGCAGTTAATTATGTCAAATTAAAAAATTCATCATATAAATTAATTAAGGACGGAGTTATTGCAATTTTGCATAACAAGATATACACGCTGGGAAAACAGTACATAGCTCAGGAGCATATATCAGTTGAGGCTTTGGATGATTTTGAACATTTATACAAGGCATATCACGCACTGGGCGGAAATGGAACAGGAACAGAGATTTATAAGAGAGTAAAGGAACTGCCAATGAAGCAGGGAAAGGAGTAAACGAATGAGTAGTGACAAGACAAAGAAATGGATTAAGGCAGCAGGTGTCAGAGCTGTAAAAACAATGGCACAGACATTTATTGCAACAATCGGTTCTGCAGCAGTGTTAGCAGCAGTTGACTGGAAGGTGGTTGTGTCAGCAACAGTACTTGCAGGAATATTAAGTGTGGCAACATCAGTGGCAGGATTGCCGGAAGTGGAGGAATAGACAAATGAAAGTATTTATAAGTCAGCCAATGAGAGACAAAACAGATGAACAGATTAAAGAAGAAAGAGCAAAAGCAGTTAATAGAATTAAAGAAACATACAATGAGGATGTAGAAATCATTGATAGCTTTTTTGAAAATGCACCACATAATGCAAAGCCATTGTGGTTTTTAGGTAAGAGCTTGGAACTTTTGGCAGATGCAGATATTGCATATTTCTGTAAAGATTGGGAGAAATACAGAGGATGTAAGATTGAGCATACATGTGCAGAAGAATATGGAATTGAAGTGATGGAAAGTGAGGTATAGACATGGGATATAAAAATTATAAACAGAAAGATGCTAAATGGAAAGGAAATTATTATTCAGGTGGTACAATATCAGCACAGGGGTGTGGTCCTACAAGTATTGCAGATGCTGTGTATGACTTAGATCCAACCATCTCTCCAGCTAAAACAGCAAAGTGGATGGAAGACAATGGTTGCAGTTGTCACGGATCTGGTACATATTATTCAGGTATGGTCAAGGCATTGAAGCATTATGGTTATTCTGATTCTGTACAGTTAAACTATACTTCTTTATATGGAAAGAAAAATGCAGCAGTTGTAACAGATTTCCTTAAGAAGATTAGAACAGGCAAGTACATTGGTATAGCCTGCATGGGCAAGAGCATCTGGACAACATCTGGCCATTACGTCTTTATCCGTGAAGTCACAAAAGATCACATTTATATTTATGACCCATATAATGATTCCGAAGAGTGCGAAAAAACAACTCGTGCTAAATGGGAGCAGTATGTTAAGTATTTATTCTTGATTAAGAAGCCAATTAAGTACATCAAGACTACAAAGAAATGTCACAAGAGGAAAGCTCCAAAAGCCTTAGCAAGAACTAAGAGCCTTGGCAAGTTCAAAAAAGGTCAGCGACTTGCAGTAGATAAGGTTCAGGGCAAGTTCTACCATATAATGGGATATGATTGTTGGGTGTACAATGTAAACACAAAAGCTTCCAAATAAAACAAAAGTCAATGTAATGTATGTTAAAAAAGGATATGCAAAAGTTGAGTATAATGGTGTAGTTGGTTATATGAAAGCCAAGTATCTATTATAATAAAGAAGAAAGCAATGAAAAATGACGTGCGATTGTTTAATGATATATCAACAATACTCCGATAATACACAATACGCTTGAAATTACCTATTATAAAAGGAATACAGTTTTCAAAGAGATAAGCAGTTATCTGCGAACAAAAAAGATATCAAAAGCCCAGAATGCTTGCATTCATGGGCTTTTTTTATGTCTTTTTTGGTCATAGGAACGCAAGGATGATGAGCAAGACGCGAAGCGTCTGCGAATTACCTTGCGTTCGCAGATAACGTCAGTGAGTCCATCATAGGATGGCTTTGATGAGTGAGAAGAAGCGAAGCGGATTCGAACTTCAAAGCCATCGCAGATATAAAGTGGTGATAGTCGACAAGGATAACTGCAAAAACCTACTGTAATGAAAGTTGGAGATACATTTAAGCTTAAAACTAAGCTCTCAAAGAAGAGTGCAGGTAGCGTAAAATATATCTCAGAAATGGTGTAGTCTTTTCTTTTGGAGCAATTGACAAAGTAAATTAAATACTATATAATTAAACCCATTGAATTACTAGGAAAACAAGGCGGATGCAGTGCATCCGCCATTTAAGTGTT